CGGGTCGTCAGGTTGATTCGTTGAAAGGGTGGGCAAAAGCAGAGGGCATGGGCCCGGCTTTTTCGCGATGGGCGCAAGGTTACCATGGGCGGTCCGACCTTCGCAGGGATGAACCCGGCTGGATTTCGGGTGTTTTATGCATGAATATGCATTTTAGCATTTGTCATCGGTGAAAATAACCCGCAATATGCGCGTTATGCAAAAGCGCAACGTTTCTACCGTCTTAAGAGAGCTGCTCGATCGCGATGGCATTTCCCCCACGGAACTCCATCGGCGTACCGGCGTGCCTCAATCCACCCTTTCGCGGATCCTCAGCGGCAAGATTGTCGATCCTTCGGACAAACACATCTCGCGGATCGCCGAGTACTTCCAGGTGAGCACCGATCAACTGCGCGGGCGCGCGGCGGTCGCCTCTGCCCGGCCGGCCGATCCGCATTCGGAACTCAAGGACATAAGTCTGTGGGACGACGATACCCCCGTCGATGACGACGAGGTGTCGGTCCCCTTTCTTCGCGAGGTTGAATTGGCTGCGGGATCAGGAAGATTCGTCATCGAGGAAAGCGAGCGCTCCAGTCTGCGCTTCGGCAAGCGCAGCCTGCGACACAATGGCGTGCAGTTCGACCAGGCCAAATGCGTGACCGTACGCGGCAACAGCATGTTGCCGGTGCTGCGCGACGGCGCCACGGTGGGGGTCAATGCCGGCAAATGCGGTATCGGCGACATCATCGACGGCGACCTGTATGCCATCAACCACAACGGCCAGCTGCGGGTGAAGCAGCTCTATCGCCTGCCTTCCGGCATTCGCCTGCGCAGCTTCAACCGCGACGAACATCCGGATGAGGACTACAGCTTCCAGGAAATGCAGGAAGAGCAGATCGTCATCTTAGGTCATGTCTTCTGGTGGGGCATGTACGCCCGCTAACCGCAGCCCATAACGCCAAAGCCCGCCATCGAGCGGGCTTTTTTGTGCCCGCGGAAAACCCTCCACGCCTTTATTTATGCGGTTCTCATGCGCAGGTGCATTTGTCGCGCACAAATAAATGCATTTGTGCATTGACTGTATATGCGCCAATGCATATTATTCGTTCCAAGCCGCCCGACAGCGGCGAGCGACACCGCTCTTTAGTGGCAAAAGCAAAGGCAGCGATGAACCGGCCTCGACGGTTCAGAGGGTTGGCAACTGACCCGGGTGTGCAGCGTAAAGCACCGTGAACAGTTATCCGGCGGGCAGGGACCGCGGTCGGAAAAACAATTTGAATAGACTCGTACCGCGCCAGTAGCGCCGAAAAGTCAGCTTCCTTTTTGTTCACAGGATGAAAGGAAGGCGAAGGATCGCATTCTGAAAAGCCCGGCGGATTGCCGGGCTTTTTGGAATGCCTACCTGATGTAACTGCCCCATTCAAGAAAATTAGTGGGTATGCAGGTACGCAGAACGTAAGAACAGCATTCGCTATTAATTGCCAGTAGGAAAAAACAAATGAATCGTTATGCCTTCATTCGAATTGACTATTCAAAACCCTTTCCCAAAGTTCTACAGATTTTGGACTCTGAGGAAGCTCCCACTACCTATCCAGAGGGAGCAACGGGCATATGGGTTGATGTAACAGGTAACACAACAGTCCAAGTGGGATGGAAGGCTTTAAACCTGACAGGTGAGTGGGTCTTCAGTGAACCAACCTATCAAGACTATGTAGATGAGGTAACTAGGCATATGGAAAGTCTGCTTAGTGAAGCTGTTAGTTGGCTGAGGTTGAATCCCTTGCAGTATAAGTTGGATCTAGGTGTCACCACTCTTGCAGATGAAGCGTTGTTGCTTGCTTACAAGCAGTACTACATTGCTGTCAGCGAAGTGAAAAATCAATCCGGCTACCCACACTCGGTCAACTGGCCGGCCGCTCCCTTTTAATTCACTACGACAGTCAAACCCGACACTGGAACCGCGTTGCTGAAAATGCCCTTCTACTCGTGAGGCCTTTGGCAAAGCCTGCCTTGTGTCAGGCATATCGGGTTTCATCCCTGGATGGCCAATGCAAAAGGAAGGATCCGATGAACATCACAAGGCATTGCAGATGTTGAAAGATTGCCGATGTGGACATTGCAAGAGACTGCTCGCCCGGATCGGCGAGTATGCAGAGCTCCAGATCAAATGTTCCCGGTGCGGAACGCTGAATCATGTGAGGGCCACGAGCCCCGAGCGATCGCCTGTGAGCGACATGAGTGCTGCTTCGGTAGCACGACCCAATCCATCACAGCCATAGGTGAACACATGAAAGTCTTGAAAAAATACGTCGCTCCCATTCTGGCCGCCGCTGTGCTGCTGGGCTCCGCAGCCAATGTCGTTGCGGCCAACCTGCTGGTCAACGGCAGCTTTGAACAGCCCGGTTGCAGTGGTAGCTGTATTCTGGATACCCCGGCAAAAACCAACTTCATTACCGGCTGGACGACATTCCTGTCCGGTGCCGAGTACTTCAACGTGCCGGCTTCGATTGGCGGCTCCGCAGCCGCGGACGGCCTGGTGATTGTTGACCTGGCGAACTATGTCTATGGCAACGGCGGGGGCATTCAACAGAACTTTGCCACTGTCGTTGGCGCCAAGTACCGGCTGACGTTCAGCGCCGGCAATTCGAAGTTCGCCGGTCGTTCGGGCGACGGTGTGGTACAGGTCAAAGTGGCCGGCCAAACCGCCACTTTCAATACGCCGACCGCCAAAGGCGTTGCGATCGAGTGGAGCACCCTGACCTACGACTTCACCGCCACTACCACGCAAACGACCCTGGCGTTCTCCAACGAACAGAATCCGTACGCCAACTTTGCCTTTATCGACAACGTCATTGTTGAACGTCTGTAACTCCCGTTCAGCGGACTTTTCCAGGGTTGAAGACAGTGCCGGTGACTCGGTGCTGTCTTGCCCTCAATCCCTGCACTCATCAACGCTCCCAGGAGGCGTGACATGACAAACGAGCAACAAGCGTTGCTGGACATGCCGATCTGGCTTGTCATCGTCCTCGCCCTGGTGGGCGGGGTGTCCGGCGAAATGTGGCGCGCCGACAAGGAGGGCGCCCGCGGCTGGTTGTTGCTGCGGCGCCTGGCACTGCGCTCCGGGGCCTGCGTGATCTGCGGGGTCTCGACCATCATGCTGCTGTACGCCGCCGGCGTATCGATCTGGACCGCTGGCGCCTTCGGCTGCCTGACCGCCATGGCGGGCGCTGATGTAGCCATCGGGCTCTACGAGCGCTGGGCGGCCAAGCGGCTGGGTGTGTGCGAAGTGCCGCCCAAGGATCCCCGCTCGGACTCCTGAATAACCACCAAAACAGATCGTCGATTCATTGAGTCGACGCTGCCGTGATACCCGCCTGACGCAGGACGCGTACTCGTATTGAACGAGCTCAATCGGCCCTCCCGGCAGGGAGGCGCCAGGTACGGCCCAGCGCCGTCCATCCATCCGTTTCAAACAGAGGCAAACCATGATCCCAATCGACTACAACAGCTATCGCACCCTTGCGCCCTATAACAAGCGGGTGCGGTTCCTGGTGCTGCATTACACGGCGCTGAACTTCGAGGCGTCGGTCAAGGCCCTGACCACCGGCGCGGCGAGTGCCCATTACCTGATCCCGGCGGTGCAGGATCCGACGTATCAGGCCGCGGGTTTCCAGGAACAACGAATCTTCAACCTGGTGGCCGAAGCAGACCGCGCCTGGCATGCCGGTGTCAGTGACTGGGCCGGTCGCAGCGGCTTGAACGACACCTCCATCGGCATCGAGATCGTCAACGAGGCCACCGACGTCAATGGCGTCTTCACTTTCCCGGATTACGAACGCTCCCAGGTCGAGGCGCTCAAGCAACTGGCCTTGAATATTCTCCAGCGTTATCCGGACATGTCGCCGAAAAACGTGGTGGGCCACTCCGATATCGCGGTGGGCCGCAAATCCGATCCGGGCCCCAAGCTGCCCTGGAAAGAACTCTACAAGGCCGGTATCGGCGCCTGGTACGACGAGCCGACCAAGAAGAAATACGTCCAGCAATTCCGCACTGCCGGGCTGCCCGAGCGTGCCGAAGTGCTCAAGGCCTTCGCCACCTACGGCTATGGCGTGCCGGCCCAGGCAACGGATGACTTCTTCCAGTCGCTGGTGCGGGCGTTCCAGATGCACTTCAGGCCGAAGAACTACACCGGGAAACTGGATGTGGAAACCTGCGCGATTCTTTATGCGCTGAACGAGAAGTACGCCTGATTCGGCGAAATCAGGGCTGAGGTCTCCATCGAAGGTGATGCCGGACCTCAGCAAAGTCTCGTGAGTCATTCGTTGCATCACCCAGCTCTTCGCGATGTCGCGCACCGATCTGGCGAGCCAGAGCCCTGCTCAAACCGACGTTCACCGCTCCTCCAGCTCGCACCACATCCGCAGCACCCCAGCGCAATCTCAACCCTGATATCCGAACAGGAAGCCCCCCTATGCCCGCCGTCATCGACAAGCCGTCGCAGCTGTTTTTCGCCATTGCCGAGACCCTGCGAGGGGCGGGCCTTGGTCTCAAGGTTGGCAGTCACCAGAACTTCGATGGTCTGCTCGACCAGGCCTGGGTGCTGATGGCGATCGAGCGCGATGCCCCGGGCATGCGCAGCCAGGAAGGGCGTATCGCCCATGTCCTGACGATCTCGCTGCAAGCCGTGGCGGCTGTGGGGAGCGAGCGGTCCGGGTTCGAGGCTTGCGACCTGGCGAGCGCGCTGAAGGATCTGGCCATGGATAACCGTTGGGGCCTCCCGGCAGCGCAGTGCGACCTGCCGATGAACCTCGAGGGCCTGCCCTCGACCCTGATTCGCGGCGAGCAGCAATACGCCGCCTGGACGCTGTCGTTCACTCAGACGCTGTACCTCGGCCAGCCATTGCTGGACGACCCGACCGGCATACCGAGGTTCGCCCGCACCTGGGAAGTCTCGAATATCGATGACCCCGACCAATACCAAGCACTTGAGGGCTGAGCCATGTTTGACGAGCTGCTGCGCATGCAGCTGGGCCCGATCATCGAGCGACTGGCGGAAATGGAAACCGAACTCGATGACTTACACCGGCGGGCGGAAAACCATTGCCGTATTGGCGTGTGCCAGTCGGTCGATGCGGCCAGCAACACCTGCCGGGTCAGCCACGGAGAGCTGCTGACGCCGGCGATCAGGTTCTTCAATCCCAGCGCCGGCGCGCAAAGCGAATCACGCATTCCTTCCGTGGGCGAGCAGTGCCTGCTGCTCAACTACGGTGGCGGCGACGGCGGGGCCCAGTCGGTGGCGCTGTTCGGCCTCAACTGCGACCGCTTTCCACCGGTGTCGACCCTGGCCGCGCTGACCCGCCGCCAATACGCCGATGGCACCCAAAGCAGTTATGACGATGCCGGCCATGTCTTGAGCTGGAGCAACGGCCAGACCGCGCTCACCGCTTCCCGCGAGGCGGTCGAGTTGAGCATCGGTCCCGCTCGGCTGGCGATGAGGCCCGAGGCGATCGAGCTGCGGCTGGGCGCGGTGGGCATCTTGCTCGACAGCGCCGGCATCCACTTCAGCGGCCCCCTGGTGGAACACCAGGGCCGCGTTATCAGCCCTTGATAAGAGGCTTTCCATGATTGGAGTCGATAGAAACACCGGCGCCGCGGTCGATGACTGGCTGCAGTTCGTGCAGCGCGCGACCCGTGCCCTGACCACGCCGTTGGGCACCCGGCAGAAGCGTCCTTTGTACGGTTCGCTGATTCCCGACCTGCTGGGCCAGAACCTCGGCGACGACCTGCTGATCCTCGCCCAGAGCCATGCCGCGCAGGCGTTCTACAACGAGCAGAACGGCATCGGCGATTTCGAGCCGCAGGTCATAGTCGCCAGCCGGCGCGGCGCCGGGCTGCTGTTGCGTTTCGCCGGCACCTGGAAAAACCGCCAACAGACGTTCGAGGTCGTGACATGAGCATGCTGATACCCGGTGAACACCAGTTGGCCGAGCCGGCCATTGTCACTGTCGATGAATTCGAGACGCTGCTTGCCGAGTTCAAGACCTTCATCGTTGATTACGTGGCCCAGCGTGCCCCCGCCCATGCGCAGAAACTGCAGGCCAGCTTGGCCAACGAAAGCGAGCTGCTGACCCTGGCGCTGGAAGCCTTCTGCCTGCGCCTGCAGACCCATGAACGCAAGTACAACGCCCGCATCAAGCAGATGCTGGCCTGGTGGGCCACCGGCAGTAACCTCGATGCACGCCTGGCGGACATGGGCCTGGAGCGGCAGTTGCTCGACCCGGGCGATCCGGCGGCCTTTCCACCGGTCCCCGCGGTCTATGAAAGCGACCAAGATGCCCGCCTGCGCTACTACCTGGCGCCCCATGCGCCGGCCGCCGGTTCGCGCATGCAGTATCGCCGCGAGGTGTTCACCCTCGGCGAGCGGCCGACGGTGAAGGTGGACTCCACCGATGCGGGCGTGGTGACCGTCACCTACACCTTCGATCCGGACGGCTTCGCCGCTCAGGTCAAGGATGGCAACGGCCGCCGTACCGCACCGGGCGAAGTGCAGGTCACTGTGCTCTCGCGGGAAGGCGACGGCACGCCGTCCGAGGACCTGCTCGAAGGCGTACGCCGACACTTTGCCCGACCGGACGTGAAGCCGGAAACGGATCGGGTGACGGTGCAGGCGGCGCAGATCAAACCCTACAAGATCCGCGTGGTGGCCAAGATCAACCCGGGCCCCGATTCCGGACTGACCCAGGTCGCCACACAGCGGCAACTCCAGGCCTACGCGGACAGCTGTCATCGCCTGGAAGGGCGGGTGGATCCGAGCTGGATCGATTACACGCTGCATGCCGCGGGTGCGGTGCAGCTGGAAATTCTCGAACCTTTGGCGCCGATCGTCACGACGGCTTTCCAGGCGCCGTATTGCACGGATGTCGAGGTGGAGGTGCTCACGCTATGAAGGATGAAGCCGTTCACCCGAGTCTCCTGCCGGTCAACAGCTCGCCTCTGGAAAGAGCGCTCGACCTGGGTTTTGCCCGGTTGCTCGAACGCATCGCGCCGCCGTTTCCGGAGCTGATGAGCCCCGCCGAAACACCGGTTGAATTCTTGCCTTATCTCGCGGCTGATCGGGGTGTCGGCGAGTGGCGCTCCGAAGCGCCCGAGGCCGAAAAACGTTTGACGGTCGAGCTGGCCTGGCCCACCGCGCGTCAGGCCGGCACACGAAAGGCGCTGGAAAATGCCGCCAAGGGTTTGCAATTGATGCCCGAGGTTCGCGCCTGGTATGAGCAGACCCCACCGGGGGCGCCTTACAGCTTTTCGGTCAGGGCCTTCACCGAGCGGCCTTACAGCGAAGAGATCGACGCGCGCCTCGATCGGCGCCTGGCGGATGCCAAAAGCGAACGCGACATCTTGACGGTATCCGTGGGTTTGAGTGCATTCGGTTCCCACTCCATCGCGGCGGCGACCGTCTGCGGCGAGTTGACCACCATCTACCCGATCGTTGTCGAGGGGCTCGAAGCCTCGGGCCAGGCCTTCATGGCCGCCGGGCTGTACAGCGTCGAAACATCCACTATTTATCCTCAGGGGTCCTAAATGGCCGACTATTACACCCTGCTCACGAATGCAGGGATCGCCTACGAAACTGCCTGCAAGGCAGCAGGCGTACCGATCAAGCTGTCGCAGATTTCCGTCGGTGACGGCGGTGGCGCGGTTTACAACCCGGCGGCGACCGACACTGCCCTCAAGCGCGAAGTCTGGCGCGGCCCCTTGAACGCGCTGTTCCAGGACGAGAAAAACCCCAGCTGGCTGCTCGCTGAAGTAACCATCCCGCCCGAGGTCGGCGGCTGGTATGTGCGCGAGGCCGGGCTGTGGACCGATACGGGGATCCTTTACGCCATCGTCAAGTATCCGGAGTCGTTCAAGCCGGTGCTGGCAACTTCGGGATCGGGGAAAGAGTTCTATATCCGCTCGATTTTCGAGACCAGCAATGCTTCGCTGGTGACCTTGCTGATCGACGATACGGTGGTCAAGGCGACGCGGGCTTGGGTGGCGGGTTATGTCGCCGATGAATTGGCGAAGCTCGACAGTAAACAATCGGTGCGGGTCGCTACCACCACCAATATCGTTTTAAGTGGTGCTCAAGCGATCGATGGCGTAGCCGTTGTTGACGGGGACCGTGTGCTGGTCAAGGCGCAATCGCTAGCCAGGGACAATGGCATTTATGTTGTTGCCAACGGTGCCTGGACCCGTTCGAAGGACGCTGATGCAAGCGTCAAGGTTACGTCTGGGCTAATCGTTTCCGTCGAGGAAGGAGCCTTGTTGGCGGACACTATCTGGCAACTGGTTACAGACGGCTCTATCGTTCTGGACACTACGGCCCTGACCTTCCAGAACATCACCAAAGGATTTGCGCCGCTCAACTCACCGGTGCTGATTGATCCGACGGCTAACACGCCGGTGCAATTCAATAACAGTAAGGCGCTAGCAACAACGGAGTTTGTGCAACGCTCGTTGGGCAGTAAAGCTGGCGTGAGAATTATTGATGCAAGCGTCGAGCTAACTGCGGCTGAAGCTGGCTTCGTGATTCTCGCAAATATTTTAGCTTCCAATGGCGTGCTAACTCTTCCAGCATTTTCAACTGTTCGGGCGGGAGTCTCGTTTTACATACAGTGTGGGGCTGCAACGAATGCAATTAGCGTGAGGGCTCCGGCGGGGATGGCCTTTGGGGCTCCCTTGGCGGGGGTCGATCCGAGTTCGGTTACGATCCAGCCCGGTTCTGCTATCGAATTTATCTATTTGTCGGCATCGACAATCCTGGCAACAAATGGCGCCGGCACTGCTCAGCTAACAAGTAATGGATTCCAGAAGCTTCCGAGTGGACTGATTCTTCAGTGGGGGAGTGCTGTCTCGGTAGGTAGCGCGACAGGAAACTGGTCTGCAACGTTTCCGATCGGATTCCCAAATGCTTGTATAGGTGCATCGATTTTAGGGAACGGGGGGCCAACAGTCTTCTCATTGGTTTCTAAGGCCACTAATGGACTTACGGCTACGGCGATGCTGAGTACAACAGGTGCCGCAACTGCAAACCTCGGCGGGTTTTTCTTCGCAGAAGGCTATTAGAGGGAATCATATGTTCGCTTCAAAAGCTGCACGTAGTTTTTACGATCCTGCAATTCACGACTTTATGCCGGATGACGCGGTTGAGATCTCCGCTGACAGGCACGCTGAGCTGTTGGTGGGGCAGTCTGAAGGTAAGGTCATTACCTGGGGCGCTGATGGGTTCCCCACATTGATTGATCCACCTCCGCCCGGCACTGAAGAGTTGTCAGCTGCCGAGCGGTCATGGCGCGATCAGCAACTGTCCGATACTGATGGTGTTGTTTCGCGTCATCGCGACGAGATCGAAGAAGGTGTCGTAACCACGCTTTCAGCAGGCCAGTACGCTGCGCTCCAGGCGTATCGCCGGGCACTCCGCAATTGGCCAGAAGCTGATGAGTTTCCACTGATTGATCGACGTCCCCCTGCACCCGATTGGCTGGCTGACCAGCTCCAATAAACGCCCCGCACCGACGGGGCGTTTTCTTAGCCGCAAAGCAACACCCAACAGCCTCACTCACCTGGGGCTTTTTCGTATCTGGAGAGACTGAAATGGCTAACCGCCAAACCTACACCGTCCTCGTGCCATTCCCCACCGGCGGTGGCCACTGGTCGAGCGTCGGCCAGCAACTGGAACTGCTCGATGTCGAGGCCAGTGCCCTGCGTGCCGCCGGCCGCCTGGAACTGACCAGCGTCCTTGCGGCGCGCCAACAGGCCGAACCGGCCACTCCATCCACCGCGGCCAAAAAGGCCGCTGCCAAGAAGGCTGAATAACCATGGCTGAGGTTCTGAACTTCGAGCACAACGGCATTACCGTCAATGCCACCGAATCCCCCGAGGCCATGGGTGGCCTGGGTGACAACGTCATCGGTCTGGTCGGCACCGCGCCGAAGGCCGACCCGCTGATTCCGCGCAATGCGCCGTTTCGCATCAACAGCTTCACCACCCAGGCGCTGCTGGACCCGACCGGTGCCGAGTCGGGCACTCTGTTCCAGGCGGTGTACCAGATCCTCAAAGTGGTCAAGGTTCCGGTCTATGTGGTGATCGTCGAAGAGGGCGCGACCCCGGCCGACACCGTCAACAACGTGATCGGCGGCGTCGATGCCACCACCGGCCGCAAGCTCGGCCTGGCTGCCCTGGGCAGCGTCCCGGAAGACCTGACCATCATCGGCGCGCCGGGCTTTACCGGTACCAAGGCGGTGGCTGGCGAGTTCGCCTCGTTCGGCAAGCGCATCAAGGCCCGTGTGGTGCTGGACGGCAAGGACGCCTCGGTCGCCGACCAGGTGACTTACAGCAAGGAGCTGGGCGGCGCGGACCTGGGCTTCGACCGTTGCCTGGTGGTGCACAACATGCCGGCCGTGTACTCCAAGGCGGCCAAGAAGAACGTGTTCCTGGCGCCGTCGAGCCTGGCCATCGCTGCGCTGGCCAAGGTCAAGCAGTGGGAGAGCCCGGGCAACCAGGTGACCTACGCCGAAGACGTTTCGCGCACCGTGGAATACAACATCCTCGACACCTCGACCGAGGGCGACCTGCTCAACCGCTACGGCGTCAGCTACTACGCCCGCACCGTGCTCGGTGGCTTCTCGCTGCTGGGTAACCGCTCCATCACCGGCAAGTTCATCAGCTATGTCGGCCTGGAAGACGCCATCAGCCGCAAGCTGGTCAAGGCCGGGCAGAAAGCCATGGCCAAGAACCTGACCAAGTCCTTCATGGACCAGGAGGTCAAGCGCATCAACGACTGGCTGCAGACCCTGGTCGCCGACGAAACCATCCCGGGCGGCAGCGTGTACCTGCACCCCGAGCTGAACAGCGTCGAGAAGTACAAGAACGGTACCTGGTACGTGGTCATCGACTACGGCCGCTACGCGCCGAACGAGCACATGGTGTATCAGCTCAACGCCCGCGATGAAATCATCGAGCAGTTCCTGGAGGATGTTCTCTAATGTTTACCAACCGCGTAAGACAGGCCATCGCGGCCACCCTGCAAGGCCTGCCGTTGTCGGCGACCGTGGAAGAGTTCACCCCGCCGAAGATCGAATTCGAAATGGAAGAGATGCGCGGCGGGCGCTTCATCGCCGAAGAAATGGCCAAGGGCGGCAAGGTGCTCAATGCCAAGCTGACCCTCCAGGGCGTAGGTCCGGAAATCATGCTCGCCCTCGGCGTGAGCGTGGGCGACGACATTCTGCTGAATGTGCGTGAAGCCGGCCAGGACCAGGATGGCAACACCTACTTCACCTACCACACGGTCGGCGGCAAGTTGAAATCCCTGGAAGAGACGATGCTGAAAATGGGTGAAAAGCCCAAGACCAATCTGGAGCTCAGTTGCCGCACCTACAACCGCCTGGAAAACGGCGTGCCGGTGATCGACATCGACGTGCGCACCCAGAAGTTCATGTTCAACGGCGTCGACATCCTCGGTGATGCCCGTCGCGCCGTACTGATGCCGTAACCCGCGACACCTCCCTCTGTAGGGGTGAGCCGGCTCGTGATGACGGCCTGACAGCCTACATCAAAAACGCTGTGCATCTCCTATCGCGAGCCTGCTCGCTCCTACCTTTTACATAGGAATTCATTCATGTCCTGGACGCCTCCGATCCATGTCCTGCTGTGCCCGATCACTGCCGACGACGAGTCGCAGATCTCGCAGATTCAGCTCAAGCCATTGTTCTACGCCGCGCAGAAAGAAGCGCTGGCCCGCGCCGGCGACGATGAGGACGATCAGTTCTTCGAGCTGGCCAAGCTGGCCACCGGCCTGTCGGTGAAAGAGCTGGATCAGCTCAAGCGACCGGACTACGTGAGCATCGCTCAGTACGTTCACGAGATGTCGACCCGTCCGACTGCCCACTTCCTCAAACAGGCCGAGGAGCAGATCAGCGACGACAACCCGGATCAGGTGCAACTGCTGCTGCCGCTGGCCGTGGCCGGCCAGGACGTGACCTCGCTGACCCTGGAAATGCCGGCGCTGCGGGCGACCAAAGCGATGAAAAAACTCAAGACGGCCAAGGAGCGCGCCGAGTTCATCACCGCCCACTGCACCGGCCTGATGATTCCCGATCTTGCCCAACTGACGGTTCCCGACTGGACCCAGCTGCAGGTACGCATCGACGATTTTTTAAACAAACCGGCGGCCTTCTTTCGGAGCGCGACATCGAAGTGATACTCGATGTGGTGCCGCTCATTTACTCGGTGAGTGAAGCGGAAATCCTGGAGTGGGACGCCGGCAAGGCATTACGCCGTTACGACATCGCGATCACTCGCCTTGGCGTGAAACAGGAGTAGAGCGGGATGGCGGACGATAAGTTTTCGCTCAAGTTCACCGCCGTCAAGGAAGGCTGGTTGACGTTCGGTGACATCAGGTCGGTCGACCTGAACACGCCCGTCGCGAGCATCGCGCCGTCGGGTGGATTGGCAGCCCAGCCCAAGGATCGGCTACCCGGTCTTGACCGGGCACTGGATACCCTCAGCGCCGATATCGGGTTGCTGGTGACCAGCCTCGACGCCCTGAACCTGACCCTGTCGTCGCAACGTCTGCGGCAGGTGATTACGGTTAGCCAGCCTGCCGGCGCCAAGGGCGAGCAAAAAAGTGCGGGCAAGGCAGGCGGCGGCATCGAGCCGCCGGACCTGCTCAAGCCTGCGATCAGCATGGACTCGGCGATGGCCGACCTGGGGCGCCTGGTCGATTTCCAGGGGCGCGATCGCCAAACAATGGCCGTGGAAAACCAGCGAATGGCTGCGCTTCCACAGATTGCTGCCGGGGGAACCAAGGCGGTCGATCTGGTAAGGATCGAATACACGGCGGCCAAGGCGGGGATCGGTAGCGATCAAGGCTCGGGCGAAGCCAGGCAAAAGGCGTTGCTGGCCTTTGCCGATGCTGCCGCAATCACCGCGACGGCATTCAAGATGTCGGGCACGGATGCCGGGGAGATGATGGCCGGCTGGCGCACATCGATGAAGCTCAACGCCGACCAGGCCATGGATCTGGCGGATGCGACCAATCACCTGGGTAAAGTCCCCGGTGACGCCGAGGCGGCTGATATCGGCGCCATCCTCCAGCGTCATGGTGGTGCGGCGACCTCGGTTGGCCTGGCGCCGGTGCAGGCCGCGGCCCTCACGGCGGCATTGCTCAACAGCGATACGTCTAAGGCCGATGCCGGCAGTGCGCTCAAGAACATCACCACGACCCTGGGTAAGGGTGATCAGGCAACGGCGACTCAGCAAGCGGCCTGGAGGGCGCTGGGACTGGACCCCGGGAAAGTGGCCGGGGGCTTGCGCGAGGATGCTGGGGGAACTGTGGCATCGGTGCTGCAGGCGCTGAACAGGCAGCCCGCCGAGAAGCGGTCGACGCTGGCCACGGCATTGTTTGCCGAGGGCGATCAGGCGGTGCTGCGTCTGGCGCAGAATCTCGATGACGTCAAGCAGACCTTCTCCCGGGTAGCCGGCTCGGATCCAGACGTCCCCTCGGAGTCGAATTACCAGGGCTCGGTACGGGAGTCGGCGCTGGCGCAGTCAAAGACCCAGAAAGCCACCTGGGACACCTTCGAGGCCCGCACCGAGCGATTGTCCACTGCCGTGGGCAACGCGTTGGCACCGGTAGTCGACAGTACGCTTACTCCTCTTGGCGAGTTGGTGGATGGCCTCAGCGAACTGGCCGAAACCTTTCCCAAGGTCACGGCCGCCATCGTGCTGCTCGGCGCGGCGCTGGCGCCATTGATCGGCAAGCAGGCCAAGGCGGTGGTGGACGAGGTGTTCAACCGTGGCGCCAAGCGCATCCTTGACGGTGCTGGCGCTCGCCAGCCCGGCGCTCCAGGTCCTTCGGGCGGTCCCAGTGCTCCGAGTTCCCCGAGCGGTCCGAGCATAGATGTTCCCCAGGAACAACGTTCCAAAGGCAAGGCCGCAAGGAGGGCCGCAAAAAAGGCTACCCAGAAAGCGCTGAAAGCCACGGCCGCTGTTCCAGGTGCAGGTTCGTCCTTTGCTTTCGGTCTGTCCGGGTCGCAGGCCTCGGTTCGTTCCTTGAGCCGCAGGGCTCCAGGGCCGGCGAAGTACCTCGGCGCCGCGGTGGATGTCGCCGAAGGCCTGGTGACCGGCGATACCCAGATGCTCTCTTCTGGCCTGGGAACCGCCGGTGGCGGCTGGGCGGGGGCTTCCGCGGGGGCTGCCCTCGGCGGGGCGATCGGCAGTGTCGTGCCCATCATCGGAACGGCGCTCGGTGCGGCCGTCGGTGGACTGTTCGGCGGCTATTATGGCGGTGACTACGGCGCCAGCCTGGGCGACAAGCTCGGTGCCCTGGTCGATCGCCTCAGCTCGCCGGAGCAGGTCAAGAACGACCTGGTGGGCGGCCAGCCGGCGAACCCGGCGGGTGCCGGTCAGGCAGTCAGCCCGCCGATCACCTTCGCCCCGGTCATTCAGATCAGCGGGCCCGATCAAGCCAGCTCCCAGCATATTGCCGACCTCGTGCTGCAACAGCTCAGGGCGCAGTTCATACCCTTGATGATGACCGACCCACTCGCGGTAAGACGCGGTGCCGCCCTGAGCGATGGAGGTGTTTGATGCGACAGCAAATGGTGCTGGGCAATTTTATTTTCGGCCAGTCGCGAGGGTTCGCTTACAGCTCCCTGGTGCGCAAGTCGGGTGGTGGTTGGGTGAGCCTGGAGATTCTCACCAGCAAGCCTAAATCCAGCCAGACCGGTCAGGGCCTGCAAGGGCTGACAATCAGTGGCAAGTCCATGCGTGCGATCGCCATGACGCGGCTCGATGAGTTGCGTGCCTTGCAGGCGTTGCGGGTGCCGCTGCCGCTGGTCGATGGCATCGGCCGCAACTGGGGCCTGTGGCGAATCGACAGTGTGTCCGAGAGCCAAAGCTACGTGATCGATGACGGCACGGCGATGGTCAACGACTGGGTCATAGAACTGACGGAGTTCATCAATGCGTAAGGTCAGAAGCATTGCCGGCGATTCGGTGAACCTGTTGCTCTACCGCGAGCTTGGTCGCAACGACGATGCCGCCGAGGAAGCACTCTGGCGGCTCAACCCGGGGCTGGCCGAGCATGGGCCGGTGCTGCCAGCGGGGCTCTGGGTGAAACTGCCCGAGCTGGAGACCCGGCCGGTACTCGCAACGCCGGTATCGGCCTGGGATTAAGGAGGCGACATGGCACTTGGATTTACGCCGTCGGTAGAGATCTACGGCGCCAACGCGGCGCTGCTCAATGAGCGTCTGGTGCAATGGCAGCACATCGACGCGGCCGGGATCGAATCCGATCAACTGACCCTGACCCTCGATACCGAAGGGCTCGACGGATTGCCCAGCCTGGGCGGCCGCATCGGCTTGCGGGTCGGTTACCTGGAGTCGGGCATGGTGGACAAGGGGCAATTCATCATTGCCCGGCGCACACCCTTCCTGTACCCCATGCGCCTGGTGCTGGTGGCCACCGCCGCGCCGTTCAAGGAGAGCGACGAGACGGGTTTCAGGCGTCGCCGATCCGCCAGCCATGGGCCGATCACCCTTGGCGCGCTGTTTCGTCAACTGGTCACCCGCCACGGGTTTTCGCCGCGGGTGGCGCCGGAGCTGGATGGGGTACAGATCGCTCATGTCGATCAGTCCAACGAAACCGACATGAGTTTTCTGACGCGCCTGGCCAGGGAGTACGGCGCGGTGACCAAACCGGTGAACGGCCTGTATGTGCTGGCTCGCAGCGGTCAGGTCAAGTCTTTGTCGGGACAAACGCTGCCGGATGTGCGCTTGTCGGTGACCCGGGATAACCGCCCGGGGGATTCGGCCTTCATTTCGGCCAAGGTCGATGAGGAAAGTCGCTCGAAATTCCAGGGCTGCCAAAGCACCTGGTGGGACAGCGCCGCCGCCAAGGAGCGAGTGGTGCAAGTCGGTAGCGCGCCCTTCAACAAGTTGGGCAAGCGCCGGGCCAGCGAGCAGGAAGCCCTGGCCGCGGCCATCAGCGAGATGCGCAGGCAGGAGCGTGAGGCGCGCAATATCCAGATCGAGTGCCCTGGCAACCCGGCGTTGTCGGCCGAGGGGCTGGTCCTGCTTGACGATACCTGGCCCGGCTTCATGCGGGGACGCTGGTCGATCAAGAAGGTGACCTCCAGCGGCTCCCGTACCCAGGGCTATCGCTGCACCCTCTCGGCCAAATGCCTGGAGCCCCAGCCGGACTGAGTTTGCCCGGCGCAACGGCGGCCTGATCTCTCTGGCGTCCGCAACCTTCCTCCTGTCACCCCCCTGATAAAGCTCAAGCGCATGTTGGGGGGAGGGGAGCGTTCGCCCTTTGCGCATCCGCCAAGGGCTGCTGGGTATCGCCCTCGGTTTTCTTATCTCATTCGATTCTGGAGCTTCTTCATGAAGATCACTCCGATCCTCACGCAGCTGCGCGATCACTGCCCCGGCCTGGCCAATCAGGTGGCCGTCGGCGTCGATCTCGCGCTGCTGCAAAGCAATACCGCGTTGCCCACCCCCAGTGCCCATGTGACGCCGATCGCCGATCTGGCCAGCCCGAGCACCGGGCAGAACGTCACCCGCCAGGCCATCCGCGACCGCTTTGTGATCACCCTGGTGCTGGATGCCAGCGATGCCCGGCAGGCGCTGGAGCAACTCGAAAGCCTGCGGGCCGAGTTGTGGCGGGCGCTGGTGGGGTTCAAGCCGGGCGCGGACTACAACCCGATCGAATACGACGGTGGCGAGCTGGTTTCGCTCAGTGCCACGCGGTTGTTCTATCAGCTGCGCTTTTTTGCCGAGTTCCAGCTGGGACGCAACCTGGCCAGCCAGCCGCCGGAAACCTGGCGTGAGCGTGAACTGGACGGCCTGCCGTTCTTTACCGGGGTCACGGTGCGGGTCGATGCCATCGATCCGGCGGACCCCAACCTGCAACACCCGGGGCCCGACGGGCGCCTGGAACTGACTTTCTCTGGAGACGTAACGCAATGAGCAAACGCATCACTGTGCTGCCGGCCGCGGGCCGCGCCGTGCCGGACCCCGAAGCCGGCGACCTGCTGCCGCTGGAAGGCCGTGAAGTCGACGACAACGCCTGGTGGCGCCGGCGTCTGGCCGATGGCGATATCACCCTCAAGGCCGCGAAGGCGGCCAAACCACAAGGAGCCAAATAATGGCGATCGGATTCAGCAATATTCCGGCGGACATTCGTGTACCGCTGTTCTACGCCGAGATGGACAATTCGGCGGCCAATAGCGCGTCTTCGGCCATGCGCCGACTGATCGTGGCCCAGGTCAACGACAACGTCGCGCCGGCCGAAACCGGCAAGCTGGTGCTGGTGTCCAGCGTCGCGCTGGCCAAGAGCATCGGCGGTCAGGGCTCGATGCTCGCCTCCATGTACGAGACCTGGCGCAAGACCGACCCGATCGGTGAAATCTGGTGCCTGCCGCTGCACAACGTCGAAGGCAGCGTGGCCAAGGCCGAGCTGAAGTTCACCGGCACCGCCAGCGAAAGCGGCGTGCTCAACCTGTATGTCGGTGGTGTGCGGGTTCAGGCCGCCATCGTCAATGCCGCCACCGCGGCGCAGGCCGCCAGCGCGCTGGCGCTGAAAATCAACGCCGCCGCCGACCTGCCGGTGAGCGCCGCCGCGGTCGAAGGCACCCTGACCCTGACCGCCAAGTGGACCGGCGACAGCGCTAACGACATCAGCCTGCAGCTCAACCGCCTGGGCAAGAGCAATGGCGAAGAAACCCCGGCTGGCTTGAGCGTGACGGTCGGCAAAATGGCCGGCGGCGCCGGCGTGCCGGATCAGGTCGCTGCCCTGGCGGCCCTGGGCGATGAACCGTTCGAGTTCATCTGCATGCCGTGGACCGACACCGCGACCCTCAACGCCTGGCAAGCCGTCATGGATGACAACACCGGTCGCTGGTCCTGGGCCAAGCAACTGTTCGGTCATGTCTACAGCGCCAAGCGCGGTACCGTCGGCACCCTGGTGGCGGCCGGTCAGGCCCGCAACGACCAGCACATCACCATCCAGGCCCTGGAGCCGGGCGTACCGCAACCGTTCTGGGTGCAGGCCGCCGCACTGGCCGCGCGCACCTCGGTGTTCATCTCCGCCGATGCCAGCCGTCCGACCCAGAGCGGCAGCCTGCCGGGTGTCGATCCGGCGCCGGCCAGCGAGCGTTTCACCCTGACCGAGCGTCAGTCGCTGCTCAGCTACGGCATCGCCACCGCCTACTACGAAGGCGGTTACGTGCGCATCCAGCGTTCGATCACCACCTACCAGAAGAACGCCTACGGCCAGGCCGACAACTCCTACCTGGACAGCGAAACCATGCACCAGTCGGCCTTTATCGTGCGCCGCCTGCAAAGCGTGATCACCAGCAAGTACGGGCGCCACAAACTGGCCGCCGACGGTACCCGCTTCGGTGCCGGCCAGCCGATCGTGACCCCGAGCACCATCCGCGGCGAGCTGATCGCCCAGTACGCCAAGCTGGAACTGGAAGGCCACGTGGAGAACGCCGAGCTGTTCGCCGAGCACCTGATCGTCGAGCGCGACAGCCAGGACCCGAGCCGGGTCAACGTGCTGTTCCCGCCGGACTACATCAACGGCCTGCGAGTGTTCGCGCTGCTCAACCAATTCCGTCTGCAGTACGACGCGGCGGCCTAAGCCGAGCCTCTTTCACTGCGCTTTTCCAGCCCGCCTCGCGCGGGCTCATTTTTTGGGAGAAACACCATGGGTCAACTGATTGCGGGCACCTGCTACGTCAAAGTGGACGGCGCTCAACTGACCATCAACGGCGGCTGCGAAGCACCGCTGATGTCCGTGAAACGGGAAACCATCGTGCCGGGTTTCTACAAGGAAACCGACATTGCCCCGTCCTTCAAGGTCACGGCGCTGCACACCCCGGACTTCCCGCTCAAGCAGCTGGTGGCCGGTTCCGACATGACCGTCACCTGCGAATTCAGCAACGGCAAGGTCTACGTCCTGGCCGGCGCCTACCTGGTGGAAGAGCCGGTTTCCAAGGGTGACGACGCGAGCATCGAACTGAAGTTCGAAGGCATCAAGGGGACCTGGCAATGAGCGATAGCGTAAAGCTGCGTGTGGCCATCGAAGCCCACGGCGAACCGCTGACCGAACTGACCCTGCGCCGCCCGACGGTGCAGGAAGTGCGGGCGATCAAGGCGCTGCCGTACAAGATCGACAAGAGCGAAGAAGTCAGCCTCGACATGGACGTCGCGGCCAAGTACATCGCGGTCTGTGCCGGCATTCCTCCGTCCTCGGTCAACCAGCTGGACCTGGCTGACCTCAACGCCCTGAGCTGGGCGGTCGCGAGTTTTTTCATGAGTGCGGCATCGGAGCCATCAGCGACCTGATCGCGGTTGCCTATGACCTGGCCTGGTTCTGGAAGGTTGACCCCGAACAGATGATGGCCAGGCCACTGGATGTGCTCCGGGAGTCCCTGGAGCACGCGCAACGGATCAATGCGATGCAGCAGGTGCAGTGATGGCGAAAAAAACGAGTAAAGCAAAGCAGGTGAAGGCTCCTAAAGCCGAGGAAACTCCAAAACCTCAGAAGCTTGAAAATGGGCCAGCTGTCGAAGCCACGACCGACATGGTGGTGGTCGCCAAAGGTGCCGAAAAGCTGGGCAAGGAAATCACCGGCATTCGCGGCAAGATCGCCGGTTTCAAAAAGGATCTGGCGGACAATGGTCTCGATAAGCTCAACTTTGCCAGCCTGATGGAAGGCACCGGGTTGGTCGCTCCATTCGTGAAGGGCATCAAATCGGCGGTAAAGGCCGAGGATGAACTGGTGGCGGCCAATCTCAAGGCTCAGAAGCTTGAGGTGCCGGATGTGGTTCGAGGGAGCACCACTACCAACCTCAACAATTTCAGTGCATCGCTGGATGCCATTTCTCTGAAGGTCGGGCAGGCCCTGCTGCCTGCGGTCAACAAAATCGTAGTCGAGTTGCAGCCACTGTTGACCACTGTCGGGCAGTTCGTAGCGAACAACCCGGCGCTGGTAGAGGGACTGGCCGCTGCTGCGGTGGCTTTTACCGTCGTGACCTCGGCGGCAACAGCGATGGCGGTCGTACTGGCCGCATTGACTTCTCCCGTCGGCTTGGTGGCTGCAGGGATAGCCTTGGCTGCGGGATTGATCGTTGCAAACTGGGCACCGCTTTCTGGTTTTTTCAGGAGGCTGTGGCAGGGCATTCGCCCCGTGCTTGTACCCATGGCGGACTTCTTCAAGACCCTGTTTGCGTTCACCCCGCTGGGGCAGGTTGCGAACAACTGGGGGCCGGTCAGTGCTGCTTTCGGGGACATCTTCTCGGCGATAAAAACGGTGGCCGGTGGCGTCATCGAGGTGTTGAAGTTCACCTTCAGCCTTACGCCCATGGGCGCGATCGTAGCCAATTGGGCACCGATCTCAGCATTCCTGGCGGGGCTTTGGCAAACCATCAAAACGGCCGCGGCGCCATTGGTAGCGTTTTTCCAGGAGTTATTTTCCTGGACACCTATCGCTTTGATTGCTGCCAACTGGGGACCGTTGACGGGTTTGTTTTCGGCTATCTGGGGCTTGCTCCAGGCCTTGGCCGTACCCGTTGCGGAGTTTCTGCGGGGTATTTTCGCGTGGACGCCCATCCCGCTGATCATTGCCAACTGGGGACCGATCACTGAGTTCTTCGCTGGTGTCTGGGATGGCATCAAGGCCTCGGCGATGATCATGTATGCCGCGCTCTATAAGATCTTCGAATGGACTCCGCTGCCTCAGATCATTAAGAGCTGGGAGCCAATCACTGAGTGGTTCTCCACCTGGTGGCAGAAGCTCAAGGCGATCATCGAGCCGATCAAGGAGTTGCTGGGCGGAAGCGTTGGCGGCTTCATCACCAAAATCACCGGGAAAGTGGAAAGCCTGACCGAACACCAGCTCAAGACCAATGAGCAGGACAGGGGGGCCTTGGCCCCGGTGTTTTTCGGTGGTGGTGAGGAGCCCGGTCAGACAGCGAGTGTGCTGCCAGGCAAATTGCCCAAGGTCGCATCTCTCGCACCAGGCGCTTTGCAACAGAACTCCAGCTTGCTGCTGCAACAGAGCGCGGCCAACAACCGCACGCAATTGCAGGGCGGGTTGACGGTGAGCTTCGAAAACGCCCCGGCGGGCCTGCGTACCAGCGCGCCGCAAATCAACCAACCCGGCGTGGCGCTGTCGTCGCGTGTCGGCTATCGCTCACTTTCGCTAGGAGGTTCCAATGAGCTGGCGTGATCGTTTGTTGCCGGCGTCGTTTCGTGGCGTCGGGTTCTGGGTCGACCAGGCGAAAACCCCGGTCGGCCACAAGGGCCAGTTGCACGAGTACCCGCAGCGTGACCTGCCGTTCTACGAGAGCCTGGGGCGGCAGGCGCGGACCCACGACCTGACGGCGTTCATCGTCGGCGCCGATTGTCTGGAGCAGCGTGACAAGCTGCTCCAGGCGCTGGAGCAGGGCAGTGGCGAGCTGGTGCATCCGTGGCTGGGGCGCCTGCAGGTCAAGGTCGGTGAATGCGAGATGACCCAGAGCCGCCAGGACGGCGGCCTGGTGACCTTCACCCTGAAGTTCTACCCCGACCAGCCGTTGCAGTTCCCCAGCGCCACGGTCAACACCCGCCAGTTGTTGCTGGTGTCGGCCGACAGCCTTATCGGCTCGGCGGTGCGCCGCTTCGAGGAGGCCATGACCCTGGTCAAGGCCGCGCGCATCGGCATCGCCGATCTGCGCAACAGCCTCAAGGAGGTCTACCAGACCATCGAGCAGGAGCTCAAGCCGCTGATCGACACCTACCGCGATCTCAATCTGCTGGTGCGGGCGATCAAGGACTTGCCCAAGGAAGTCAGCGCCGAGTTCAAGGGCTTGCTGGGGGACATCAAGGACCTCAAGGACTATGCGCGCAACGGTTATCGCGGCGTGCTGGCCAACGTTTCGCAGCAGGTCGAGGCGGTGAAGAAGATCGACACGCCGAAACTCACCACCGGCAAGGACACCACCGCCGCGGCGCAAGCCATGGCGGACCTGGTGCAGGACGCCGTGCTGGTGCGGATCGCCCAGGCCGTGGCGTCGCTGCCGGTGGCGACCCCGGCGGTCAAGCTGAGCGGCACGCCGTCGCTGGCCAAGCAGGCGATCCAGCCGGTGACCCGTGCGCAAGTGCCGGTGGCCGATGAGGTGCTGGCGCTGCGCAACTCGATCAACGAAGCGATCTGGCAGGCGGCGGAAAAAGCCGATGCTGTGCACTACGAGGTGCTCAACGGCTTGCGCCAGTTGGTCTACGGCCACCTCACCGCGGTGGCTTCGTCCGGTGTGCGGCTGGTGGTGAAGAACCCGATGCAGAGCCTGCCGACGGTGGTGCTCGCCTACCGGCTGTTCGGCGACGCCACCCGGGCGCCCGAAGTGCAGCAGCGCAACGGCGTGGCCCATCCCGGTTTCCTGCCGCCGACCAACGTCAAAGTGGCGGGGGAGTGAGCCATGAGCAACTTCGATAACCGGGTGCTGTTGACGGTGGACGGCCAGGATTACGGCGGCTGGAAAAGCGTCGAAATCAGCGCCGACCTGGAGCGGCAGTTTCGCACCTTCAAGCTCGACGTGACCTGGCAATGGCCCGGGCAGACCCTGGATCAGCGCATCCGTCCCGGCGCCAAGTGCCAGGTGCGCATCGGCGCCGACCTGTTGCTCAGCGGCCATGTGTTCAAGGCGCCGATCAGCTATGACGGTCGGCAGATCGGCCTGAGCATCGAGGGCAGCTCCCTGACCCAGGACCTGGTGGATTGCGCGGCGATCAACCAGCCCGGCCAATGGCGCGAACAGAGCCTGTTGAAAATCGTCCAGGCCCTGGCCGCGTCCTACGGCGTTGGTGTAGTCAGCGAGATCGCGGAAACCACGCGGCTGAGCAGCCACAGCATCGTGCCCGGGGAAACCGTGTTCCAGTCTATCGACCGCCTGCTGACGTTGTTCCGGGTGTTCTCCACCGACGACGCCGAAGGCCGGGTGCTGTTGGCCCGGCCGGGCAGCGGCGGGCGCGCGGTGGATGTGCTGGAGCTGGGCCAGAACATCCTTTCGGCCAGTGCGCCGATGGACTTCAGCCAGGTGTTTTCCGAGTACCGGGTGATCGGCCAGCACAAGGGCAACGACCAGAAAAGCGGCGCCGCGGTCAGCGAAGTGTCGGGCGTGGCCAGCGACAGCACGGCCAAGCGCAAGCGGGTCACGGTGATCAACGAGCCGGCCCAGCTGACCCAGGAACTGGCCCAGCAACGGGCCGACTGGGAAAGCGCCATCCGTACCGGCAAGGCCCTGACCAGCACCTACAAGGTGCAGGGCTGGCGCCAGAGCAACGGCGAGCTGTGGCGCCACAACACCCTGGTGCGGGTGATCGACCCGGTGCTGGGTTTCGACCAGGACCTGCTGATTTCCAAGGTCACCTACTCGCTCTCCGAGCAGGGCTCGATCACCACCCTGCAGGTGGCGCCGCCCCATACCTTCGACGCCAGCCCCGTGCCCCCCAAAACCTGACGTCGTTCCCCTTATGCATGTGTGGGAGCGAGCTTGCTCGCGATAGCGCTCCGCCTGACACCCCGTGCTGCCTCCATCGCGAGCAAGCTCGCTCCTACAGAGGTCAAGGAAAAAACCATGAGCCTACTGACACGCCTGTTGGCGCGCGGCACCGTCGTGCTCGCCAACTCGGCCAACAAACTGCAATCGCTGCAAATGCGCCTGACCGCCGGCGAAGTGAACGACGACATGGAGCACTTCGAACCCTACGGCTTCACCAGCAACCCGCTGGCCGGCGCCGAAGGCATCGCCACCTTTCTCGGCGGCGATCGCTCCCATGCCGTCGTGCTGGTGGTCGCCGACCGCCGTTTTCGCCTCAAGGCCCTGGCCCCCGGCGAAGTGGCGATCTACACCGACGAAGGCGACAAGATTCATTTCAAGCGCGGGCGGATCATCGACATCGAGACCGCCACCCTCAATATCCGCGCCAGCAGCGCGGTGCACATCGACACCCCGACCCTGACCCAGACCGGCAAGATCGTCTCCCAGGGCGATCAGGTCGCTGGCGGCATCAGCCAGATCCAGCACGTGCATGGCGGCGTGCAGTCGGGTAGCGGGCAGACCGGCGCGCCGGCGGGAGGCCAATGATGTTCATCAGCCAAGACCTGCATCGCGCACTGACCCGTGCCGTGCTGATCAGCCTGTTCACCTGGCGCCGCGCGGCAGACGACGACCCGCTGGATGACGAGGAGCGCTTCGGCTGGTGGGGCGACAGCTTTCCCACCGTGGCCGACGACCGCATCGGCTCGCGGTTGTGGCTGCTGCGGCGGGTCAAGCTCACCCGCCAGACCCAGCTCGACGCCGAGTTCTATGCCCGCGAAGCCCTGCAATGGCTGATCGACGATGGCCATTGCAGCGCCGTCGAGATCATCAGCGAGCGTCTCGACGACCAGCGCCTGAACCTGCGCACGACGCTGGTCCTGGCCAACGGTGAACGCCTGGACATCAACCCCGATAACAGTTGGCAGGTGACCTATGCCCTTTGATACCCCTTCGCTGCCGGTGCTGATCAAGCGCACCCAAAGCGACCTGGCCAGCGATGCGCTGCGCCAGTCCGATGCGCAAGTGCTGGCCCGCGCCCTCGGTGGCGCCGCCTATGGCCTCTACGGCTACCTGGACTGGATCGCCGATCAGATCCTGCCGGACAAGGCCGACGAGTCGACCCTGGAACGCATCGCCGCGCTGCGCCTCAACCAGCCACGCAAGGCCGCCCAGGCGGCCAGCGGTTCGGTGAGCTTCAGCGCTGCGGCGGGCGCCGTACTGGACGTCGATACCCTGCTGCAGGCCAGTGACGGCCGCACCTACAAAGTCACCGCCGCCCGCACCACCAGCGCCGGCAACAACAGCACCACCATCCAGGCCCTCGACGCCGGCACCCTGGGCAATGCCGAGGCCGGCCTGGACCTGATCCCGGTGCAACCGATCCAGGGCATCGGCAACAGCTTCACCGTGCTCGCCCCCGGCCTGAGCGGCGGCGTCGCCGCGGAAAGCCTGGAATCGCTGCGCGCGCGGGTGATCCGCTCCTACCGCATCATCCCCCACGGCGGCTCGGCCCAGGACTATGAAACCTGGGCGCTGGAGTGCCCGGGGATTACCCGCGCCTGGTGCCGTGGCAGCTACCTGGGGCCGGGCACCGTGGGCCTGTTCGTGATGCGTGACGACGATGCGCAACCGATCCCGAATGCCGAGCAGCTGGCGGAGGTAAAGGCCTACATCGAACCGCTGCGCCCGGTGACGGCCGAGTTGCATGTGCTGGCGCCGCAGCAGTCGCCTGTGACCTATAGCCTGCGACTGTCGCCGGACACCAGCGCGGTACGCGCGGCGGTCGAGGCGCAGTTGCGCGATCTGCACAACCGCGAGGCCGGCCTGGGCGACACCTTGTTGATCAGCCATATCCGCGAGGCCATCAGCAGTGCCGCCGGCGAGAACGATCACCGGCTCAGTGCGCCGGCCGCGGATGTCCCCGCCGCCAGTAACCAGTTGCTGACGTTCGGAGGTTGCGTATGGCTGGAGTAAGAACCGCCGCGCAGTATCAGAGCCAGCTGCGCAGCCTGCTGCCCAGCGGCCCGGCCTGGGACCCGGAGCGGGTGCCGGAACTCGAGGAGGTGCTCGAAGGCGTCTCCCAGGAACTGGCCCGCCTCGACGCCCGCGCCGCCGACCTGCTAAACGAAATGGACCCGGCGGGCGCCAGTGAGCTGGTGCCGGATTGGGAACGGGTGATGAACCTGCCCGACCCCTGCCTGGGTGCGACCCCGCTGTTCGACGACCGCCGCCTGGCCGTACGCCGGCGGCTGCTGGCCGTCGGCAGCCAGGCGCTCGCCTACTACATCGAGATCGCCCGTAGCCAGGGTTATCCGAACGCCACCATCACCGAGCACGAAGCTCCGCGCATGGGCCGCGCACGGTTTGGTGACGCGCATTTCGGCACTTGGCAGGCGCAATTCATGTGGACGCTCAACACCGGTGGACGACTGCTCCTGGGCCGGCGCTTTGGCGCGAGTTACTGGGGCGAGCGTTTCGGCATGAACCCGGGCTCCGCCCTGGAATGCCAGATCCACCGCAGCGCACCGGCCCATACGCGGGTGCACATCAATTATGACTAGGGGATAGACCGATGGATTATCCGAAGAGTGTGCCCAGTGCCGGGTTGGTCAACGGCAGGTTCGTCGATGAGAACCCGCTGACCGGCACCCCGGGATCGCTGATTCCGGCGGACTGGGGCAATGGGGTGACCCAGGAACTGCTGGCCGTGATCACGGCGGCCGACCTGACCCCCAGCGAGGCGAACCTGACGCAACTGCTGAGCGCGATCCGCAGCATCAGCCGCAAGAGCGCGGGGCTGGGTATTCAGCGCTTTACCGCCAATGGCAGCTTCACCGTGCCGGAGGGCGTGACGAAGATCTGGTTGAGTGGGTGTGCGGGTGGGGGTGGTGGCGGCGCCTGCCCGGGAGGCACGAGTGCGACGTCTTCCGGTGGTGGGGGCGGCGGTGCCGGGCAGCCGGTTATTCGCTTTCCTGTCACCGTGACGCCGGGGCAGGTCATCCCTGTGGTGATCGGCGCGGCCGGGGTGGGTGGCAATGGCGCGGTATTGGCAACCAGTGGGGGCAATACATGGGTCGGTACAGCTGGCTCCCTGTTGTCGCTGTCTGGCGGGAACGGAGGTCCTCCTGGGGTCAATCTCTCTGGTTATGTGCCAGGTCCTCCAGGAGGTAATGGCTTTCCGGCAGGAGGTGATGCTACGGATGTCTCGCCCAATACTGTTGCCGGTATAGGAGGGGCAGGGGCCGGCGGGCCATTCGGTGCTGGTGGAGGTATCGCAAGGTCGGGTACGTCCTCCGGGGTCCCTGGTAAGCCAGCCTTTGGCTATGGCGCTGGCGGCAGTGGAGCTGGAGGCTACTACATTGCGGGTTCCGGCCTTGCACAACCTGGCGGGAACGGCGCTCCGGGTTTCATGCTGATCGAGTGGTGAAAACATGAGCAAACAAATTCTTTATTGCGTGACATCGGGGACGGTCATCGAGTGGCAAGACACTGAAGTACTGGCCTACGCGGCGATAGCCGAGGGCAACAGTGTCCTGCAGGTGACGGCCGAGCAATGGAAGCAGAAGGAGACACTGCACTACGTCTTCGATGGCGAACTGACCAAGGTCGGACAGCCATCGCCTTCGCACGCCCACAGGTGGGACGGTGTTCAATGGACGCTCGACGCCGAGCAGGCGAAACAGCTGGAGCAGGAGGAAGGCGCGCGGCTTTGTGCGCTGCTCGATTCTGCCGCCGACAAGGTTCGTCTCGTGATCGTTGGCGATCCGCTGCGAACCTTGGAGTACGAAAGAGCTGCCACGCAGGCGCAATCCTTCAAGGACGCCGGTTACCCAGCCAAAGCTGTCCCGCTGTTCGTGAGTGCCTGGGCCGTCAAGGGGCGAACGGTCGAAGAGGCTGCCGAGGATATTCTGCGTAAATCCGCCGATTTCAATGACCGTTTGTTGACCCTGCGCACCCTGCGCTTGAAGGCTAAGGAAAAGATCAGGGCGCATGTTGCCAAGGGCAAGATGGAGCAGGCCAGGGCCGTAGCCGACGGTGCAGTCCAGGCGATTCACAACTGCGTTCAGTCTTGAACGTTAAACCTCTTCTAAAGGTTGTCCTTTTCTGACCTGGATCGGACAGCCCTCCCGGACGCCCACGAATCCAGTGGGCGTTTTCATTTTCACTCAAGGATCCCGGTCTGACAGAGCGGGAGGACAACGGTATGGATTATCCAAAAAGTATCCCCAGCGTCGGGCTGGTCAATGGCTGGTTTGTCGACGAGAACCCGCTTCTCGGAACGCCGGGCTCCTTGATTCCCGCTGCCTGGGGCAACGGGGTGACGCAAGAAATCCTGAATGTCATCAAGGCTGCCGGCCTGGCACCGGACGAAGCGAAAAACGACCAGTTGGCGCTGGCGATCGCAGCCCTGGTCGACTTCACCAGGCTGAAGAACACCCCAACCACCTTGAGCGGATATGGCATCACTGATGCCGGTGGGCGCTTGTTGGCGGTGAAGCAGTTCGACACCGTCGGCGTCACGGTCTATCGCCCCAACCCCAAGGCCAGGCGTATTCGGGTCCGCCTGGTCGGTGCGGGAGGCTCCGGTGCCGGTTGTCCGCCGGTAGCGGCCACTTATCAAAGCCTGGGCGGTGGCGGAGGGGCTGGTGCCTATGCGGAGAGTCTTTACGACGTGACTCCGGAAATGTTGGCGGGTGTACCCATCACACTGGGTGCCGGTGGGGCCGCTCGAACCAGTATGGGGGCCGCGGGAGGTGCTGCGTCGTTTGGCAGCCTCATGAGCGCCGCAGGGGGAGGAGGGGGGCAGATTCTGACCTTCGTATCTAACACGCCAGGGTTTGTCCAGGGCGGCATGGGCGGCCAAGTCGTAACGGGTGGCAACCTTGCCAATGCGCGTGGTGCAACGGGGGGTTATGCGATGAGCAATCCCAATTGGGGCCTGCTTTCTGGATGGGGAGCGGCCAGCCCGTTCGATGGCGGCGGCCCCTTCAACGGGGTGAATGGCAATGGCAATGCGGGTCAGCGAGGTTCCGGCGGCAGCGGCAGTTGCTCGAGCAATCCATCTGCTTCGTATGTGAGTGGCTCCGGCGGCAATGCCTTTTGTGAGATCTGGGAGTACGAATAATGGCCCTTTATGCACGAGTCGAAGACGACGTTGTCGTTGAGCTGATCGAGACCGGTAGCTTCATGATTTCCCAGCTGTTTGCCGCAGACTTTCTGAGTTCGATGGTCGCTGTCCCTGAGGGCGTCGAGGTTGAGTTGGGGAAGCCGATCCCCCTTCCTGAACAGGTTGCGCCGCTTTCCCCCGTGGTGGACGTGGCGGCGGCAGTGGTGCTTGGTCCCGAAGTGCGGGGCAAGGCGGCTGACGAGGATGCTCCAGGCCAGGAGCGCAACTGGCGCCAATCGATGCTATCGACCAGCCAATGGCTGGTGACCCGCCATCGTGATGAACAGGAACTGGGACGGGGCACGACGCTGACGGCGAAGCAGTATCTGGAGTTGCTCGAGTATCGCCAGGCACTGCGCGATTGGCCGACCTGCGAAGGCTTTCCCGAAGCCGCTGGCCGACCGCCGGCTCCAGTGTGGTCAGTGAGCTTTTTTTAATACGGCTGAGGGCTTGAGTCAGCCGCATATCTATCTACAACGCCTATCAATAAAAAACGTCCGCCCGAGCGGACGTTTTTATTTTGGGTGCGTGCTGTTGGTCGCTGCATGACATCAGTCCGCGGACGGGCCAACGGAATTTATTATCAGGAGCAGGCATTGGATTATCCAAAGAGTGTGCCCAGCGTAGGGTTGGTTAATGGACAGTTTGTTGATGAGAGTCCTATCGCAGGTTCGCCGGGATCGTTGATTCCGGCAAGTTGGGGGAATGCTGTCACCGAAGAATTATTGAGTGTGATTAGAGCGGCTGGGTTGAATCCTAATGAGAGTATGAATGATCAGCTCCTGGCGGCTTTGCGTGGTAAAGAACTTTTTGACACGGCAGTGCAGTTTGATTCAAGTAAGAAAGTAGCAACCACCGAGTTTGTAAGTAGAGCTCTCGGATCGTTTGCGGGAAGCCGGGGAGTTACGGCGGCTACGGAACTTACGGTCGCAGATATAGGTTGGTCAATTGGCCTGGGAGGGGTGACGGGTTATACCGTTACTTTGCCTGAGGTAGGCAGTGTACCCGCCGGTGCTGTCATAAGCCTTCATAATCGAAATGGAGCTGTTATAACTGTAGCGGGTAAATCAAATGGGCAGATCAGCCCACAAGGAAGCTCATTAAACTCCATATCCATGAGTGCAGGGGAGAGCGCGTCCTTTGTAAAGGAAGGGAGCTATTGGGTTGTTTATGGTACCGCAGCGCTGAAGTATTCCAGTGCGTTCTCCAACCTGTTGGCAACATCAGGGTATCAGCGATTGCCTGGGGGGATGATTTTACAATGGGGAAGTGCACTGGCCATGCCTAATGACGGGAATGACGGTGGTTCTGCTGGAGTTGATCTCTACGTGACATTTCCTATGGCTTTTTCCAATGCATGTTTTTCTGTTTTAGGTACACATGTGGGGCATAAACCGAGTCTATCCATAATCATGCGTAATATCTCCAAGACCCGATTTACTGCAGAAAGTCCAGATATGAATCCGCAAGCTTTTAACTATATAGCCGTTGGCTGTTGAGGTGCTCAAATGATTTATTCTGCGACTACGGGTGGCTTTTATGAGGCGGGCTTTGCGCCCGGCGATGGGGTTGAAATTTCCAGTAGTGAATACGCTGTACTGCTTTATGGGCAGGCCAATGGGAAGTTCATAGCGGCAGATCAAGCTGGATGCCCTGTGTTAGTTGACCCTCCGTTGCTTTCTCCAGTCACTCTTGCAAAAAAAGAACGAGAGTGGCGTGATCTTCGTCTTTATGAAACTGATGCTCTTATAGCCAGGCATCGTGATGAGCTGGAATCTCAAGCCGCCACCACCTTGTCCGATGCGGACTACAGCGCTTTACAAGCCTACCGTTGTGATTTGCGCAACTGGCCAAAATCCCGAAAGTTTCCTGCCGTCGCGGACCGCCCCGTGTTGCGAATGACCTCCAGCACTACTACAGGGGCTGCGGTGAAAAGGAAACGGGTCAGGAAACCGCTGCAAGCGACCGAGTCTGCTTGAGCCTTTTATCTCGGTATCTGGCTTTGCCGAAGGCTGGGGTTCTTTATTTAAATTTGTATGAGGGCTAGACAGTGGACTACCCAAAGAGTGTGCCGAGTGCTGGTTTGGTAAACGGAAGTTTTGTCGATGAAAACCCCCTCACGGGTATGCCAGGGTCTTTGATTCCGGCTGATTGGGGGAATGCTGTTACACAGGAAATTCTGGAAGTTATTCGAGCGGCAGGCGATACGCCGAATGAGTCTGACAATACGCAACTGAAAGCAGCGGTTTCTGGTTTGATTTCAAAGAAACAAAGCGAAAACCTGGCGAATCAGGAAGAGGCGGAAGCCGGAGTCAATACCGCCAAGACGATGTCACCGTTACGCGTGTTTCAGGCCATTGCTAAGAAGGTGGTCCAGGCAACGGAGTCCATCGCGGGTATTGCCAAAGTGGCTTCGCAGGCAGAGGTCAATGCCGGTACAAGTGACACTTCTGTCGTGACTCCTAAAAAGCTTCGATTGGGCTTTCTGGTAAGAATGGGAGCTTCTGGGTACATCGTTTTTCCTTCATGGATGGGGGGGCTGATTATTCAATGGATCACGGGGAGTGCAAGTCAGGCTGCCAATAATGGTTACGGTGAGTACAACCCTTGGCCTCTGGCATTTCCCAATGCGCGTTTTCTTGCAGTTGCCACTCATGAAGGGACAGCTTCTGGAACCTTTCTAACGGTTTGTAACCTTACGGTTGCGAGCAGCCTTACCGGGATCAATGTGCGTTGCCCCGATTGGCCGTCGCAAACTATCGCCGCCCGAGTTATTGGCATAGGGTATTGAATATGTATTACTTTTCTCCCGAAACTTTCGGTTTCTACAACTCAGAACTGCACGGGAAAAATATTCCAGTAGATGCCTTCGTGATCAGTGATGAAGACTATGAGTCACTGGTAATAGAGGCACTGCCTGGTACCGTTTTATCCCTGAATAGCAAAGGTTTTCCCGAACGTATTTCCTTCGATTCCCAAAACACTTCTGAGGTCGAAAGGGCCTGGCGTAACAAGGTCCTTGAGTCGACTCAGTGGCTGGTTATTCGTGACAACGAAGAACTGGAAATGGGTGAAGGGACGACGCTGAATACCGAACAGTTCAAGGAGCTGCTGGCTTATAGGCAGGCGTTGCGGGACTGGCCTTCAGCTGCTGACTTTCCGGACGCTGAATATCGACCTGTCGAGCCAGCCTGGCTTGAAAGTGTTCTCCAGGAGCGTAAATGACCCTGTTTGTTCTGAACGTCCTCGATGCAGAGGAGGTAGACTGAAATGCCTGTCACCCTTGAAATGATTCAACGCATCATGCCCAACGCCCGCTCCCAAGCGGGCGTTTTTGTTTCTGCGCTCAACACCGCCATGGCGCACCGCTATATCAATACCCCCAAACGCATGGCCGCCTTTCTCGCGCAGGTCGGTCATGAGTCGGGGCAGTTGCGTTATGTGCGGGAACTGGGCAATGACCAGTACCTGAGCAAATACGACACCGGCAGCCTGGCGGCCCGTCTGGGCAATACCCCGGAGGCCGATGGCGACGGCCAGAAATACCGGGGCCGTGGTCTGATCCAGGTCACCGGTCGCGACAACTACCGGCAATGCAGCCTCGGACTGTTCGGCGACGAGCGTTTGCTGGCGTTGCCGCAATTGCTGGAACAACCGCAGTGGGCCGCCGAGTCGGCCGCCTGGTTCTGGCAGCAGAACGGCCTTAATGAACTGGCTGACCGCGACCAGTTCAACAGCATCACCCGCCGGATCAATGGCGGCTTGAACGGGCTGGAGGACCGCCTGCAACTCTGGGCGCGGGCTCGGGAGGTGTTATGCCAGCCTTCGGCCTGATGTTGCCGTCTTACCGGGCAATGGCTATCGCCGTGCTGCTGGCCATGGTGGCCGGCGTTGCGGGGACGCTGGCCTGGCAGGTCCAGGAGTGGCGTTTTGGCCGGCAACTGGCGGAGCAGGCCAGGCTGCACGGTGAAGCGCTGAATCAACTGAACCTGGCGGCCGCTGCCCGGCAGCGGGACGAACAGGACAAACGCCTGGCCCTGGAGCAACAGCTGCAAGCCAGCGACCAAACCCATTACCGAGCCTTGAGCGATGCCCAACGTGATCAAGGTCGCCTGCGCGACCGTCTTGCCACTGCTGATCTGCGCCTGTCAGTCCTCCTCGACGCCCACGACAGCGCCGCCGGCTGTACAGTGCCTGCCACCGCCGCCACCGGCGGCCTGGTTCATGGAGCCCCGCGAGCCCGACTTGACCCGGCGCATGCTCAACGAATTGTCGGCATCACCGATGCCGGCGACCGGGGACTGATCGCCCTGCAGGCCTGTCAGGCCTATGTCAGGGCGCTAGGCCGCTAA